GCATTTATATGTTAAAAATTCAAATTCTTTTGTCTTTATATTGTTCCATTCAAAGCGTGAACCGACAATATCACCAATTATTGCTCCAAGCATTTTTGCACCTCTCATAGTATGTTTTTTTAAATAATATAAATAAATAATATCACGGTCTCGGTACCATTATCTGTACCCCATTATGTCTTATCTGGGTTTGGTGTATCATCAGATTTCACAATTTCCATTATGTCTGAAATATCGCAGTCGAGAGCATTACATATTTTAACAAGGATATCTGTATTGACATTCACGTTTTTCCCGAGTTTAGCCATTGAAGCTGTGCTTATACCAGAGGCTTCACGAAGATCCTTTTTTTTCATATCTTTATCGATTAGTAGCTTCCATAATTTTTTATAACTCACGACCATAAAATTCACCTCGCTATCGCTGTTATCAAAATAGTATCACAAATTACTCAATAGCGCAAAATAAATTTGCGAACGTGAAATATTTATTCGATATTTTGATTGTTATTTTGCTAGTGTGCTGTTATAATTTTATTTAAGGTGATGATATGATTTTTATAAGTGGTATACATAGTGTTGGAAAATCTTATTTCTGTGAACAGGTCAAGAGCAAATTAGGACTCAATGCCTATTCTGCAAGTACTTTAATTTCTGAACTTAAGCATGAATTATTCAAGAAAGATAAACTGATTGCCGATATTGATGGAAATCAGGGTTATTTGCTGGCTGCAGTTAAAAAGTTGGATGATATAGAGAATAACTATCTTCTTGATGGGCACCTATGTTTATTGAATGCACAAGGAAATGTTCAAAGGATAAGCCTGCAGACCTTTATTGATCTTAAGCCTCAAGGCATATTATTGCTAACTGAAATTCCTTCAGTTATTGCAGAACGTCGAAAAATTCGAGATGATATCGAATCTGATATAAGCCAAATAAATATCTTTCAAAATGAAGAAACCGCTTATGCGGAGGAGGTATCTCGGTTGTTGGGAATTCCACTTTATATTTCCAAAGGTGCTGATGATATCGACAAAGCCTTAAAATTTATAGATTCATTTGCAAAGAATTAATAACGTAGATCTAGGAGGATTAGACCATGGCAGGCAAATTCCAACTTAGTAAGTTTTCAGAAATTGATATTAATGACCCGTTTTTTGACCCTCTCAAGAATGACTATCCCGAAGACGAAAGCAATATAGGTTTTATTAAATGGTTCGGAAAAAAGAGTAGAGAAGGAGCCACTGCCCTGGTATTTAACGATGAAACAGGAATGGGTGCCTTTGTATGTTTGAAAGACGAGAACGAACCCCTCATACTTGAGAATGAGGTGCTACCGGCAATCCCCCGTAAAAAAATCAGCACGCTGCGGCTTGCAGAACGATACCGAGGACAAAGGCTGGGAGAAGGTTCTATTGGTTTGGCTCTTTGGAACTGGCAAAAATCCAAGCAAAAGGAAATTTATGTAACAGTGTTCGAGAAGCACGAGATTCTCATAGAATTGCTTGAAAAATTTGGTTTTGAGATGGCAGGATATAACGAGAACGGAGAATGTGTTTATTTAAAGAGCAGAGAGAACATAGACTATAGTGATCCATATAAGTCTTTCCCTTTTATCAACCCTGAGTTCGAAAAAGCCGGCTATCTGCTTGTAAACGATGTGTATCACGATACACTTTTCCCATACTCAGAACTGGCTCATACATTTCAAGAGCAAGTTGCTTTGCAGGTTTCAAATGGTATCTCTAAGATCTATGTGGGGGCACAATACACTAGGCCGCATTACCAAGTAGGGGAGCCGTTATTCATCTATCGAATACATACAAAGGAAGATGGACAATCAAAGAGATATAAATCATGTCTTACTTCATATGGTGTTGTTACAGATGTGATAATGGTGAAAACAAACAACCGTGCCCTGATGACTTTTGAGGAATTATGTGAGAGAATAGGTAATAAGTCTGTTTTTGATGAAAGAGAGCTACGAACTAAGTACGACAATGACAAGCATATGGTCGTTATCGAATTATTGTATTATGGGTATTTCGGTGCAGGCCACAATATTAATAATGCATGGCTCAGCGATAATGGCTATTTTGATGGTCGTTATCCTGCATTAATTATGGTTTCGCCAGATCAATTTAAAGGTATTCTAGAAGAGGGTGATGTAGATGTCTCAAATGTTATTATCGATTAATCCAGAGCATGTTGAAAACATACTTCTCGGTATTAAGAAGTTCGAATTTCGCAAAGTGCGTTGTAGATCAGAAGTGAATACTATTATTATTTACGCAACATCTCCTGTAATGCAGGTGGTTGCAGAGGCAGAGATAATTGGGGTAATCGAAGATGATCCTCATTCTGTATGGATGTTGACTTCTGAACACGCGGGGATAAGTAAGGGCTTCTTTGATCGTTACTTTGAAGGGAAAAACAAGGCTGTGGCATATCGCCTGGGGAAGGTCGAAAGATATGCGGACCCGAGGCCTTTATCGGACTATGGAATAAACTTCGCGCCCCAATCTTTCGTGTATGTATAAATAGGATACTGTAAAATGGGTGTAGGCTATGCCGCAATAATATGCGGCATAGCTTTTTTCTTTTTTTATTTGACAAAGAAAAGCTTCTGGCATATAATAATCGCAGATAAGCGAAGTAGCGGACTAGCTGTACAGCTTGAAAGATTAAATGCGACTAGCTCATCAAGAAAAAGGAGGAATAAAAAATGGCAGGTGAATTTGGAGCGTTAATTGACGCAAAAAGAAGAGGAAGAGGACCTGATGGGAAGGATATCATGCTCAAGGATATCGCTGAAGCTATGGGGAAGACAGCAACGTATTTATCTGATATCATCAAAGGCCGTCGTAATCCACCAGAGATGGAATTAATGGAGAAAATGGCAGCGATATTACGTCTTGATGATGAAGAAAAAGCTGAGATGTACGACTTGGCAGGTCGAGATCGAAACGAGGTATCGCCAGATCTACCGGAGTATATTATGGATGATGATTTACCTCATGCTAGAACTGCATTAAGGAAGGCAAAAGAGAAAGGTCTCGGTGACGATTTTTGGAAAAAAGTTTATGACTCTATCGAAGATGACAAGGAGTAGATATCTATGGGACAAAGTAAACCGTCTGATTTAGATAGACTGATTGACAAGACGTGCTACAATGCCATACAGGATGCATTATCACAATTTATTGAAGATAGACCCGGTGAACTTGAGCTAAGTGGGGTATCCAATTTTGTGGAGGAACCCGAAGGTGCAGCACTGATAGAAATGGAGCTTATCAGATGCAGCAACGTGGTGATGGATGACGACGAGATAAATTTTGATGCCATTGTAAGCTGTGAAATCGAAATTGAAGAAACTGTTCGTCGCAATCGTGAAAGCGATGGTGTCAGGCAGTGGTTCAATGTTCACTGCAGAGCCGTTCTCGATGGGACATTAAAGAGTTTTCGCATTATGCAAATTGAAGTATACTCAAGATAAGGAGGTGAAAGGATGGCGTTAAAAGCTACGGGAAATCTAGTGCCAATAATTTACAAGGAGGAATTTGATGATGAAGCGACTGCTTTTCTTAAGAAATATTATCCGGAAGCCTTGGTGACACCTATTACCGTACCAATTCTTGAAATTGCGAAGGAGGGAATGAGACTTACTGTCATGTCTCGAAACCTTACGGAGGATCTCAGTACCTTTGGGCAGATGTGTTTTACTGAGGGACTTGCAGAAATCTATGACAAGGATGAGGACGAATATCGGGAGATTTCAATCAAGGGGGGCACCATGATAATCGATCCGGATACTTTTTTCCAACGCAACATCGGGTGCATGAATAATACCATTGCGCATGAATGCTTTCACTGGCATAGGCATCGTAATTATCATTTTATGCAAAACCTTCTGGAAGGAAAACAATCGGTGGCTTGTCGCTGTCCGGTAGAGGCTAAAGATGAACGATTTAAAGAAAAGTGGACAGACGAAGATTGGATGGAGTGGCAAGCAAGTGGAATAGCTCCTAAGATACTGTTACCAAAAGAGACTTTTGGTTTGAAGGTTGATCAGTTTCTCAAGGAAAGTAAAAAAAATCCATTTATCGCAGCTGAACTGATGTCACCCAAACAATGGGTCATCGATCAATTAGCCGATTTTTACAAGGTTTCGAAAATATCTGTAAGAATAAGGCTGGATGAGTTAGGTATCTGCCGCGAATGACAGATGGGCAGTACCTTTTTTTACTCAAATAATACGCTAAAAAGCTTTACGGCTTCATAGCGTTATGACGGGCAAAAAACAAGGAGAGGTGAGGGGTAAAATATCTTTTAAAGCGCATTTTTTTGAGCGCAAACATCGCTAAAAAGCGGATAAGCTTTATTTAGAAATAACTAGTGGAAGGAGGTGACATCCATGGCCAAAGCAAACGTAAAACAAACTTCAAAGTCTGTAGCAAGTAAGGCCTCCTCATTGCTAAGAGATGGCAGGACGGGAGCGAAAACAAAGTCAGTTGCAGCAAGTGCATTATCACAGACAAAAGTAACAACCAAAAAGAAATAACTAACTTAGCTGATTTTTAGTGAGAGGAGGTGCCTATGGAGGAAATCGTAAAATGTCCTGTGTGTGCTAAACGAATCTTCGATCTTGTTTGGAGCGATAGAACTATCGTAAAAATCAAGTGCCCTCATTGCAGAAATATTGTTAGCATTGAGCGCTAAAAAAATATAAACAGAACCCATATCAGAACAAATTTATACCGTGCAACGGAGCCGAGTGCGAGCTACTAAATGGCCGGATGATTTACGAAACACAAATTCGTAACCATCCGGTTTTTTGTATTTCGTGACCATTTGGCTCTTTTTTTATATCTCACGCTTGGCTCCTTTATCAGAAAGGAGTTAAGAAATGAAAATTAGAATTCTATATGACAACAAACCAACCTATCTGGAGGTACCGGACGAGGATTGCTCCATAATGATCGACGCGGATTATATGGACAGGCTGATTTCTGCCGAAGACAAGGAAACTGTGACCCGCCGCTCTTTGCAGGAAATCATGGAGGAACGTTTCAACAAACCTGAGTACAACAACTGGCACAAATTTGACAGGCACAGAGGCATGCCAAAGAGACAATTCCGCAAGGAAGATGAAGGTGAAGATGAGACAGACCATATGGACACTCTTCCTGACTATTCAGATGAAGTGAACTGGGCAAAACAAGCAGAGTACGAAGATGTCTGTGACCTTATCAGAAAAAATCTCAAACATCAGCAGGCAGAGTTGCTGATAGCCATCGTCCTGGACGGAGTTTCCGTATCTGAATATGCAGACCGTGAAGGGGTATCGGCCAGTGCTATTTCACACAGGATGGAAACCGCAATCAAAAATTTCAAAAAGGTTTTCCCGGAATCCTCAACTTTCACCTCGTGTCAAGGCTAATGGGTAGAGGGCAGCAAAGAAAGCTCTCGGAAAGGGGTGAAAAATATGAAACACAATCTGAAAATCAGTGTTTCTAAACATCCGCAGAAAGGCGGGATAGTGACTTGCCGCAATGTCAACATAAGGGAGCGTTTCCTTCGTTTCTTCCTTGGCGATATGCAGAAACTGACTATCCTTGTTCCAGGCGACACAGTACAGGAACTCGCCATCTGCGAGACCGAGGAAGGAGGAAAAAGCCATGAGCAAAATCAAGTTGCTCCTTGATGTGGTTTCGGATATGCGTTCTTTGGTTGACAGCATTCAAGCAGTTGCAGATGCATTGGCGGAAAATGAACCTGCTGAAACAGAGCAGACCTTACCTGCAAAGAAGCCTGAGCCGATTAAAACGGAAAAATCAAAGAAGAAGGAAACCACGCTGGAGGAAGTCAGAGCCGCACTTGCCGTGAAGAGCCAAGCCGGTCTTACCGTCGAGGTGAGGGAGATCATTCAAAAGTATGGCGGTTCAAAACTTAGTGAAATCGCGCCGGAGCATTACGCAAATATCTTGAAAGATGCGGAGGTACTTGGCAATGGGTAACCACGCAGTACTTTCCGCATCCGGGTCGCATAGATGGCTCCATTGCCATCCATCCGCGCGTTTGGAGCTGGAGTTTGCAAATAGCGAATCCAATGCTGCCGCCGAAGGAATCGCCGCCCATGCTTTATGCGAGCATAAACTTCGCAAGGCGCTTCACATGAGGAGCAAGCGCCCTATATCGGACTATAACACCGATGAGATGGAAGAGCACAGCGATGCCTATGTGGAGTTTGTAATGGAGCGGCTTGAAGAGGCAAAGAAAAGCTGCAAGGATCCACTGATGCTTATCGAGCAACATCTTGATTTTTCCTGCTATGTGCCCCAGGGCTTCGGGACCGGCGACTGCATCATCATTGCGGACAAAAGCCTGCATATCATCGATTTCAAATACGGCATGGGGATATTGGTGGATGTGGTGGAAAATCCGCAGATGAAACTGTATGCGCTTGGTGCTTTGGAAATCTACGACAGCCTTTATGACATTGATGAGGTTTCCCTGACCATATTCCAACCGCGAAGGGAGAATGTCAGCACCTGGACGATCCAGGTGGATGAATTAAGAACCTGGGCGGAAAACGAGTTGAAACCAAAAGCGCAGAAAGCCTATGACGGAGAAGGCGAATATCTCCCTGGAGAGTGGTGTACCTTCTGCCGCGCGGCGGTAAAATGCAGGGCAAGAGCGGAAGAAAAGTTGAAACTCGCCCAGTGGGAATTTAAGATGCCGCCTTTGCTTACGGATTTTGAAATTGAAGAGGTCCTAAGCAAGCTGCAGGACATTACCAGGTGGGCAAATGAAATCGTGGCCTATGCCACAGAAGCCGCCATCAATCATGGCAAGGAGTGGAGCGGATTCAAGGTAGTCGAAGGCCGTTCTGTCCGCAAATACAGAGATGAGGATGCGGTTGCGGAAGCAGCGAGGGCAAATGGCTACAAGGATATATTCCGTCAGAGTCTCATTACGCTTACGGAAATGCAGAAGCTGATGGGCAAGACGAAATTCGAAGAAATCCTCGGGCATCTCATATATAAACCACCGGGCAAGCCGACTCTGGCGCCAACTTCGGATAAGCGCCCAGCGATGAACGTATCAAACGTAAATAACGAATTCAACGAAATAATGGAGGAATCAAACTATGAATAATCAGAATAAAACCAAGGTGATTACAAGCGTCAACAGCCGATTGAGTTACTTCCACGAATGGGAACCGGTGTCCATTAACGGCGGAGCTGAGAAATACAGCGTGTCCGTACTTATTCCAAAGACTGACACGGAGACGATCAATGCAATCAATGAGGCAATTGATGCGGCTATCGAGGAGGGCATTGCCAAGTTCGGTGGCAAGAAACCCAATAAAGCCACAATCAAGATCCCGCTGCGTGATGGGGACGTGGAACGCGATGACGAGGCTTACAAGGGGCATTATTTTGTAAATGCCAACAGCAACACCGCACCTCAGATTGTAGATAAAGCGATCAGACCTATTTTGGACCGCGGCGAGGTATACAGCGGTTGTTATGCAAGAGTATCCTTGAATTTCTATGCATTCAACTCCAACGGCAACAAAGGCGTGGCCTGTGGACTTGGCAACATACAGAAAATCAAGGATGGAGAGTCCTTAGGCGGCAGAACCAATGCGGCTGATGATTTCAACACCGTTGAAGATGAGGATTTCCTGGGATAACAGCTGAATAACTAAAAAGACGAGGTGGCGGAGGCTGTTCTTTCGCCGCCTCGTTTGCTTTGGAAAGGACGGTACTTAATTTATGGAATCCATTTCAATTGATGTAGAAACATTTTCGAGTGTCAATCTTCAGAAGTCCGGGGTTTACCGTTACGCCGAAAGAGACGATTTTGAGATTCTGCTTTTTGGCTATTCGGTGAATGGCGGCGAAGCGCAGGTGGTCGATCTTGCCAGTGGAGAGGAGATACCTAATGAAATCATCGATGCCATTATGGATAATTCAGTTACCAAATGGGCGTTCAATGCGATGTTCGAAAGGGTGTGCTTATCCAAATGGCTCCACCTTCCCACAAAAGAATATCTTGATCCTGCGTCATGGAAATGCTCCATGATATGGTCGGCATACATGGGACTTCCTCTTTCTCTTGAGGGTGTCGGTGCCGTTTTAGGATTGGAAAAACAAAAGCTGACAGAGGGCAAAGACCTCGTCAGATATTTCTGTATGCCTTGTTCTTCCACCAAATCGAACGGAGGCCGTATCCGTAATCTGCCGGAACATGATATGGAAAAGTGGGCCCGATTCAAATCATACAACATCCGGGATGTGGAAACCGAGATGTCGATACAGAAGAAACTGGGCAACTTTCCGGTACCGGATAATGTCTGGGAGGAATATCATCTCGACCAGGAAATCAATGACCGGGGAATCGCAATTGATAGGATATTTGTGAAACAGGCTGTTGCCATAGATGATCATTCCCGAGAAAAGTTGACGGCCCTCATGCAGGACATGACAGACCTTGATAATCCGAACTCTGTACAACAGATGAAAGGCTGGCTTGCCGATAACGGACTTGAAACGGACACCCTTGGCAAGAAAGCGGTTGCAGATATGTTAAAGACAGCATTGGAACCGTTAGGCACAGTGTTGGAACTTCGCCAGCAACTTGCCAAATCCTCTGTCAAAAAGTATACGGCGATGGAAAATGCGGTTTGTCATGACAGCCGTGCCAGAGGGATGTTCCAGTTTTACGGTGCCAATAGAACAGGTAGGTTTTCCGGAAGGCTGATTCAATTGCAGAACCTCCCGCAGAACCATATGCCTGATTTGGAACAAGCTCGCGACCTGGTTCGAAGCGGAAACTTTGATGCAATTACGCTGCTCTATGATTCTGTGCCAGAGGTGCTCTCGGAATTGATCAGAACTGCTTTTATCCCGAGTGATGGCAGGAAGTTTATTGTTGCGGACTTCTCAGCTATCGAGGCTCGCGTCATTGCCTGGCTAGCGGGCGAAAAATGGAGAATGGAAGTATTCCAAAACGGTGGAGACATCTACTGTGCCAGTGCATCGCAGATGTTTCATCTCCCCGTGGAGAAACATGGTGTGAACGGCCATCTGCGTCAGAAAGGCAAAATAGCGGAACTGGCACTTGGTTACGGCGGATCTGTCGGAGCATTGAAAGCAATGGGCGCATTAGAAATGGGATTAGCAGAAGACGAACTTCAGCCGCTGGTAACAGCATGGAGGCAGACCAACCCCAATATCATTAAGCTCTGGTGGGATGTCGACCGTGCCGTAAAAACCTGCGTCAAGCAGAAAACGCCTACAGAAACACATGGTATCAAGTTCACCTATCAAAGCGGGATGCTTTTTACTACCCTTCCTTCCGACAGGCGGCTTGCCTACGTGAAGCCCCGCATGGGCGAGAATGCGTTCGGTGGCGAGTCAGTTACCTATGAAGGCGTCGGCGGGACGAAAAAGTGGGAAAGAATCGAAAGCTATGGCCCCAAGTTTGTAGAAAACATAGTCCAGGCAATCAGCAGGGACATTTTGTGCCATGCCATGCAGACATTGAGGAATTCTTCAATCGTGGCTCATGTGCACGATGAAATCATCATAGAGGCTGATATGGGGATGCCGCTATCTTCTGTCTGTGAGCAGATGGGAAGAACGCCATCCTGGGCAAAAGGGTTGCTGCTCAGTGCCGATGGTTATGAGTGCCGGTTTTATAAAAAGGACTAAAAATACTTTTCAAAAATCCTCAACTTACATTACCTCCTGGGGCTATTAGGAAGAGGGGCCATTCTCTCTGAATATAGAACAGGAGGTAATTCGTATGGACGAATTAGTAAGAATCAAATTTGAAAATGACCAACCCACAGTGCTCGGCCGCGATTTGCATGCAGCTTTGGAAGTAAAGACAGCGTATAAAGACTGGTTCCCAAGAATGTGTGAGTACGGCTTTGTGGAAGGGACAGACTTTAGCTCATTTTTGAGCGAAAGCACCGGAGGCAGGCCAGGCGTGGATCATGAGCTGACCATCGACATGGCAAAAGAACTGTGTATGATCCAACGCACTGAGAAAGGAAAACAATGCCGCAGGTACTTCCTTGACATTGAAAAAGCATGGAATTCCCCGGAGGCAGTCATGGCGAGGGCGCTTCAGTATGCAAATCAGCAGCTATCTCAAGCAAGGCATCAGAATAAACTGCTTGAAGGTTCGATTGCCGTTCAGCATCAGCAAATCACAGAAATGAAACCGAAGGCGTCATATTACGATGTGGTGCTGAACTGCAAAGACCTGATTTCCACTTCGGCAATTGCCAAAGACTATGGAAAGTCTGCGATCTGGATGAACCGCTATCTTCATGAGAAGG